GGGAAAAGTTTTAGGGTAGAGGAAGAGAGGTCCTCTACCAAGATAAATGTATTCTTCGGATGCTTAACATGGAACGCAATTTGATGTGGAGAAAGTTTGATTTTTTTACTTCGAGTTACTTTAAGTTCTATAGTGAAAAAGTGGCCAGAAGTATTATACCCCAACAGATCAGGAGTCCCAAGTAAGCTATTGTTTTCAATCCTGACAAGGGAAATATCCTTAAAATTTTTCTTAATTTTTTGATATAATTTACGCTCTGGTCCCACAGAATTTTTAAAGTAACATTGTCATGCATTAATAGTCCTTCATAAGTTTATCTGGCAAGATAATCTTAGAAGGTTTCTCTGTTTTTAATACGAGTCTATGACTCATATGACCTGGATGACCGATGATAGGAACTGCATTTTCGTGCACTTCCATTCGTCTAATCTCATGTAGCTTTCCATCTTTCTCTACGTAGATAGTGGCGTTTTTTATAGCGTCAGAACCTTTAGTAAAGTTACTCAAGAATAACTGCAAGTCTTGTACTCTCATGAATCTTTTAATTTTAACTTGTTGGATAAGTCCTGTATCACTTTTTTATAACCTTGCAAGAGATTTTCAGCACTTTCTAATTTTGAAGATTTTTGTTTGTAATGATGTATATCTTTTCTTAGTTCTGAATTTAATCTATGATGACTTTCATTTATTTCTTCTAAATCTTTTATTCTTGCTAATAGCAAGAGACGTTCAGGTGAGTTGTCATTAACAGCTTTAATTAAAGCTAATTCATTTTGAGTATCTTGTAATTTTTTCTTTAAGACCTCTATTTGTTTAGTTAAATCTAAATTTCCCCTATCAAATAGATCTTTTAAGATTTCTTTATCTTCAACTTTCATGCCTTGACAATATAGGATAGTTACTCTAAATTGTCAATACAAGGAGAAACACTATGGAAATAAAAGAACATATACCACACTTTTTTAAAGAACATAAAAAAGCTACAGCAATAGTAATAGCTGTTATAATTGTATTAATAATAATCTAGTATGGGATTACCAAAGAGACTTACAGAAATGCAGCAAAGATTTGCTGAATACCTTGTATTTGGTGATGAGAACGGACCTGTTACTAAAACAGAGGCCGCATTAAAAGCAGGATACTCACCTAAGCGAGCAAGAGTTGAAGGAAGTGAACTTACAAATCCAAAATTAAATCCTTTAGTTGTAAAGTATGCTGGAGAGTTAAGAGAAGAAAGACTAAAAAAACACGAGGTCACTTACGAAGGACACGTAGCTGAACTTGCAAGACTTAGAGAAGCCGCTTTAAAAAAGGGGTCATTTTCTTCAGCAGTGAATGCGGAAGCAAACAGAGGAAAAGCAGCAGGATTATACATAGATAGGAAAATAATAAAAACAGGAAAACTAGAGGACCTATCAGAACAAGAACTAGAAGTAAAAATGAAACAAATTTTAGACGATTACGCACCTCTTTTAAATGCGAAAACTGTTGATGCTGAGGCAATTGAATCACCTAAAGTTTCTGAATCTTCTTTACCCACTGACGAGGTATCATCGTCCGATCCCCAAAACTAAAACTGCCATCATCTTCCTTGTCGTAAGATGCAAATAGTTTTATAGACTTACTATCTTTAGAATATAACCAACCTTCATTAACCGGTCTAGCTAACTTCATCTTATCAAACTCTTTGTCTGTAGCCCAGCCAGAATCACTCACACAATCGATCCACTCCACTCTGACTTTAGGATAAGGTATATCGGGAGTTCCAAATGAGGCAATAGCTTTTCTTCTTTTCCTAGGCATAAAAAATATTTAACAGATATTCCATAAAAGGTCTAGTTGCCACATTCTTGCCACAATTGGCCTTTCGACACTTCGATACCAAATTTGTTTTTTTTATTGCGCTGGGTAAAAAATATTGGAAAGGTGTCGCAAAGTACTGAAATTGACCTATAACCGTTGGTATTATTGACGAATAGTTTCGACACTTGGGGTGTCGGCAGGGTGTCGGCAGGGTGTCGCAAGTGTCGCAAAATCAGACTAAAACGTGAACAAACTGAGAGGGGGGTGTCGCAAAATGCGTTTTGCGATACCTGTTCGACACCTTGGGTGTCGCATTTATTTGTCATTTTTTTGCCTTATTTTTGCCACATTCTCTTCAAAAAGATCAAAAGAAAAATTAGCTGCCATTGAAATTCTTGTAATATCTGAAGTAAAACTGCTCACACAATGCATTAAATTCCATGGAAAAATAAAAAAATCGCCTGTTTCAGGCATCAGTTCAAAACCATTTTTGTATAAATCTTGAGGATTACTTATAAAAAAATTTAATCCACCAGGTCCAACACCTTCACCTACAAAAGATTCTTTTTCTTTTATTAATTTTTTAGGAATATCTAAAAATAAAACACTAGATAGTTTACAATTCGTATGTATATGAGGCGGGTTAAACTCTCCTTTTTTCATGTAGTTAATCCAAACTGAGTTGGTGTATAAATTTTTAATTTTTTTATTATACCATTGCTCAAATACTATGGTGTAAGCCTGTATATAAGGATATATAATTTTATTAAATCTATCTGAATCTACTTGATATTCTTTTTTAATAACTCCTGCTAAATATTTATTATATTTGATACCGTGACCAAGTTCTTTTAATTTTTTAATATCTTTAGAAGATATTTTTGTTTTCCATAATAAAGGGCCCCAGTTAAAAACTTCTCCTGTAATTTTATTTTCTTTCATTTGTCATTTCTTTTAATAATGTATTTAAATCTCCTAACGTAACTCTCTCTTTCTCATCAAACTTTATTTCATGATACATGTCTAATCTTTTTAAAAACTTATGCTTCCAAGATCTTAACTCATGTCCTTCAATTTTAAATTCTTGATAGTACAGATCTGGTGTACATATCATAATTACACCCTGTTCTATATTTGACCCATACACCTGATCATGAGCCATGGCGTATGCTGCAATCTGCATGAAGTAATCTTCTATCCAATCTACTCTCTTTGGTCTATTTGATTGCTTAAAATCTACAATGGTGTCTTTAGAATTGTGTGTACAAACCAAGTCAGTAGACCCAGCGTATAACCCAGGATAATATAACGTAACCTCACTACCGTAGTATTCTTCCACCGGTGTAAGACCAATTTCAATAATTTTTTGGGCCATGGGCTTCGCCGCTTGTCCGAGCTCCGTAAGATCATCGTAGCCAACTCCTGTGATATAAGATTCCAGGAATTTGTGCATGGCAGTTCCCCGCCTACTAGATAAATTCTTGATTCGCTCTGCTTCTTTTTCTCCAACTTTCGCCTTCCAATCTTTTAAGAATTGTTGATCCTTGGTCCGTGCTAATATAGTAGTTACACTTGGAAGTCTATAACCATTTATATCATAGATCCGTGATCCTTGGTCCTCGATACGTTTTCCTTCTAAATAATTATATTTATTACTTTTTTTTATACCTCGCATATTTCTTTCTATACTATGATATTCTTTTAAATCTTCTTCACTCATCATGCTATTTTAACCTCTGATTCTGTTTCAATCCAAACTCTCGCTCCACAACTCAATGGTTTGTCAGGACTATAAATAATTTTACTAGGACCTAGTATTTCAACTTCATGACCATAATCATTAGACTTAGAAGTCTTAACAGTTATCACAGGTTTATTGGTTCCATGTTTTTTATTATGTCGAATGTGATGCATGTTCACATGTATTCTTTTCTTCATAATATTATAGCGCCAACTACAAAACCAACTACAAACCAAACAATCTCAGTTCTGTAATGTAGAGACCATACTTTTAATTTATTTAAGTCCATATATCCTCCTTTTAAAATTTATGTGTTTCTGTATAAATTTCTTCTGTTTCATTATCAATATTTTTTTCTTTCTCTTTTTTATTAAAAATTTCGTTCCAACGTTTTCTATAAACATTATTAGATACTCTAGACTTACCGTCCCACTTTCTTCCTTTTTCTTTTTTATTTTTCATTCTTTCCTCCTATTCTCATGGGAGCATAATCATTTTCATAATCTGCTACTTTGGCATTAACATCCAAATCCTGTGATAACTGTAACAAAGTATCATACACACGGCTTAAAGAAATATTTTTATTATAACTAGCACTTTCACAAATAATTAATCTAGATAATTTTTTTACGGTTAGGTCTTTCAAACTATTATAGATCTTAAATTTTTTTAATATTCTATACAGATTATGAATGTGTTTTTCTTGAAGGTCGGAGTCGTAATTTTTTATCCAGGTATATGCTTCTAATTTTTTATGCATGGCTAAAGCCAAGATCCAATTGCCTTCTCTCATGACTCCACTTTGTATCTCCAGTGTTCCTTGGTCCGAGTAGCAAAGGTCGTGGTGATGATCTACGTTATACAATGTTGCCTTTTCTGGTACCAAATCGTATGCGTGGTGGTGTGCTTTGATAAAATACGTATCTACCTTTTGTTTAAATAACTTGGTGCAAAGAGATATAATCTCTATCTCTTGTCTTGGAGTTTCTATCCAATCTAAATCAATTGTTAATACTTCTTTACTCATCTTGGCGTCCATTGAAGTTTAGACCATGATTTATTCCAACTAATCGGTAAAGATTTTTTAAATTCTTTGTCATCTATTTCTGGAGCATTCCAAAACTGTCCACTAACTATTTGTCCCCAAAACGGAGTGCCTGGACCAGTGCTAAAATCGTAAACATAGTTAGTGTTATAATAATCAGTCATAGATCTAAAATCTGATCCTGAAACATATCCATTTACAAAAAATAAAGGTAATGAAAAATCTTTTTTCAACATTTTGTCTGTTATTGGATATAAACATCCAAAAGCTTTGTCTTTACCAAAACATTGTGGTATTTGACTACCCACCACTAATAATATTCTTTTATTTTTTTCTTTTTTAGGATCATGTAAAAAACCAAGTTGTGTAAGAGCAGAACTTTTTGTATAATCTCTCCAATCTTTTCCAAAAAATAATTCTGCAATTTTTCCACCATTATTTTTTTCTATTTTTTTTATCATTAAATTAAAAAAATCTTTAACTTGATCTTTATGGACATTTGTGTAATTTAAAACAAACGGGTTGGGAGCGCTACAAGAGTGAGCCATCATCTGGTGTCCACCAGATAAATTATTAAAAATTTTTTCTAGGTTATTTTTCATATTTCGATTAAAATTAAAATAATCTATAGGTGAATGTTCTATTTTAATTAAATTAGAATTATTTAATTTAATTTTTTGATCTTCGTATTGAGTATCTTCATACCAATCATCTAATGATTCAAATGGTTTTACCTCTACAAATATATCGTATAATCTACCTTTTATTTTAAAGTCTGGAATATATCCTCTAACTCCTTCCACATCAGGTTCGTATTCAACTTCAAATTTGCATTCCTCTGTAAAAAAATTATACCACCTCCCCTCTAATTTACTTCTAAAATTTATTCCGTTATGTGTTATTGGTTTTGCTTTCATTTTTCTCTCCTTTTCATAGTGTTAAAATATATCCTTTGGTTTTAATTCTTTTTGTGTATAATCATCTGTCTTTTTATCAAATTGTTTTACAACAAATACAGATATTCTTTCTTTGCTAATTCTTTTATCATCACAGTTGCATGTTTCTTTTAACATTTGTGCTGTACGTGAGTAGGGTACATCCCAACGTTTTCTAATTAAAAACTGATTGTAAAATTTATCAAATATAAAATGATGGTAGCCGTCTTTAGTTAGCACACCACCACGTTTTAAATCTTTAATGTCAGATCCTATGTGTCTATCTAAACAAAACTCTTCTAAATGATTTTGTAATTGATCCTGCGTAGTCACACCCTCGGGTGGATCTATTGGTTCGTGATTCTTCATCAGTGGGTTTATTATCATGTCCCAATCTTTTGGTTTTACTGTTGGTGGTTTAAAGTCTAGCTGTTCCATACATGCTTCCTGAAATAGACTTTGTTGTTTTAAAAATTTTACGTTCTCCAGGTGTAGTCGTTCACCATCTACATTAAGATAGTAGTATGGTTTTTCTAATTTAATTTTTTGTAAGTCAGTTAGTGCAGGAAATACTATCTCTTCACCAATACCAAACTTTCTTTCTCTACATAATTTTTTATCACACAAATTACACATGGGTGTGT